TGACATAGCTGACATTCTGCGCTGAGTTCCACATGCCCACATAGCTCACCTGCTCTGGTGTGGCTATCTTATCCATCAGCTCCGAACTCATGCCCGGATAGTCATTGATGTATAGGCCGGACAATGGCTCACCCGTGGTGCAGCCCTTGAGTCCAATATAATTCTGGAGACAATTCATAGCACAAAGTTAAGTATTATCAGCTTTGTCTGAGCCTGCTGAAGTGATTCGGAAAATCTTACTTGTCAAAGCTGCCCATGATCCAAGCACCTGAGCAAGTATAAACATCAGCACCGAATCAGATGCTTGTACCTGGTTAATCTTATATAGGTAACCAACACCTAATAGCAACCCAATCAGCACAGCAGTAGTGCAGGTGTAGGCATACACCTGCATCCGCTTGCCAAAGGTATTGCGAATCATAGTCCGGGAATCAATCCCTTCAGCAATCCACCTACGAATCTGCCCCTCCTCTCTGCTCTCTCCGACTTGCCTGCCTTAGTGGTGGCAACTGAGTCAACATAGATAACTGATTCTGCCACTGCCTTTGTCTGAGCCTTAATGCTATCAATTCTGCTCTCGCACCTGATGACTCTAAACAATGCTGATGCGGTGAAGTTCTCGTTTTCTTTAACAATTGTATCCAGCTTCTGGTGAGCTTTCCTTGCGAAATACACATCACCAGCAACATAGCCAAGCATCAGCAATAAGACAAAAATAGTTTCTCTTGATACTGTCATTTGTTTCTTAACTTTTTGATTTCTACCCAAATTTTTTCATAGCCAGTCATCATCCTGACTTCTCCTTTCTCATCCTTCCACAAGTCCTTCTGAATCATGCGCTTGTGGATGTCATGTAGAATAACTCCTAATCGGTAAATTAATATTACTGCCCAGCCATGAGAGTATGCCCAGGCTTCCAGGTCATTGTAAAATTGAATATCAGGATTGGTCAAATTAGTAATTAATATAGCTCCGTAGGCAGGCAAATCACCCATGAATTTGACCAGCTCAGATTTGATTTCTGTTGTCATTAGTAAGTCCAGATGAGTGACTGTGGCTTCGTTAGATCACAATCAACATGGATAAATGTACCTGCAATTCCGATGCGCACAAAGCCAACCTCAAGCAATGCCTGAACAATCTTAAGCCTGTTAGCCGAATCGGTGCAATGGATGTCAGCAGCCCAGCCTCCCAGATGTGGAGAATTGCTGACTGCCTTATATCCTCTTTTTTTCAATGAAATATTATGAGCCTGAGTCCTGAACCCTGAGTTAATGCGAAAGGCAACACCAGCAATTTCTCTGGCTTTGTCCAGCTTAACTAAGAACTCTTCCTTCATGTTGCTTCCTGAACCAGGAGCATCGGGAGAGTCAAATTCAGACAGCTTAAAATACTTCAGTTGCATGTTGTAAAGTTACTTAGTTCTGGTAAATTTTTTAGCACTACTTTTCACTGACTTTTTACCCACACAGCCCCAGGCTTGCCGGGATAAATCATTAGGGCAAGGCTTCTTTCCCTTGCATTTGGGTATCCCAGAAGACCTCGCACAGTAAGCATCTCCCTTGGCAGTACCTGGGGCAATGGAGTAGCCCTTTGCACCGAACTTAACAGTCCTGCCATTGACCTTCTTTTGAAACTTCTTCTCAGCCATTATCTGCCTTGTCCTCTATATTTTTTTTGTCTACCTTCTTTTGGCCTTCTAGCCTTTCGGTGCTTGCCCTCTCTGCGCTTGCCAAAGCTAATTTTAGCTACCGGAGTGCTGCCTGTCTTTGCCTTTTTCATAGTGTAAATATCAATGATTTAAGCCTAATTTTGTAATCCTCTATGCGAATTGAAAATCACATTCACACCCAGAGAAATGGAGCTGCTCCAAGTACTTGCCAAAGGCAGGCACTTCCTGAAGGATCAGGCCAACCCTAACCGCTATAAAAAGCAATGGGGCAATGACCAGCAGACTGCTGACATGCTCGGTGTAATGGGTGAATATGCTGTAAGTAAGGCTCTAAAAATTCCAATGGATATGTCCTGCGGTCTGGAAGGTGATGGAGGCACAGACCTTATGATGGATGAGTACAATATTGATGTTAAGACCACCAAGTACAAGACAGGCAGGCTTGTGTTTAATCTAAATGATGAGTTGAATGCTGATGTGTATATTCTCTGCTATGCAATCGAAGAGGCAGCAGAGGTAATTATACAAGGCTACATCAGGAGGCAAAGCATGGATGCAGTCATGGTTCAGCAGAACCTTGGCTATGGCTTACGCAATGTCATTGAGCAAAGACATCTAAAGCCTATCTCCCTACTTTTAGCTTATAGGGAGAATAAGTAGGATGAAAAGGTAGGGTGAAATGCGTATCAAAACGCATCAAATCGTATCAACTTGTTCCATTTTGTCACAAATTCAATCACAATTTGTGACTAGAACTAAGTCGGTACTTAGTCGGCATCAAATACTGCTCCTTGCTGACAGGCCAAAGCTGATGGCGGCAATTGTAGCCACCCCGGTAGATGAATATAGTGCTGCTGTTAGTGCCTTTCATTCTGCCATCCCAGCCCTTAAGATTAGCCCATGCCTTAACCTGGTCAGTAGTGAAGTATCTGCCTGATCTGGACACACAGAAGGGTCTGGAATCACTTATGACAGTGCCAGCATAGAGGTAGTACTCTACATCCAAGTCCTCGGCAATTGTTTGGATGTACTCTGAATTAAAAGTCATCACAGCATCATTAGTAGTCTGCTTGATGTACCTATTCAGAAAGGCTGATTGCTCTGGAGTGCCTTCAATAAATCGCCTTAATGTCTTATTGAGTTCAGACCTTGTGCCTATGCCAGCTATGTTATCCTTTAGAACTTCCTGAATGGCTGTGCCAAAGTTCTCCCGGATGCCAGCACCAAGTAGGGCATCCTTAGTGGTGGCAATATTGGTTTCTAAAATAGCCTTGTAAAGTGCCTTCTTATCGCTGAAGTCACCGATTGCCAGAGTGATGTATTCATTGCTGAGTTCTGAAAGCATCTCAAAGCCTTTAATAACCTCCGCAACCTGAAGCTGGTAAGGAGCGTTAGTAACAATAGTGTCAGCAATGTCTTTCTTTAGTTTAATTAGTTCTTTTAGTGACTTGGCTCTATCCTTTGGGTCAAGCGATAAATTAGAGGCAAGGTCAATTACCTGGTCTGATAACTTGCTAAATACTCTGGGCAGAGCATCATCCATCCGGCTTTCTATTGCCAGCTGAAGTTCCTGAATTTGCTTGATTAATTGCTCTGGAGTTTTAGCCATATCATAAGCCTTCTGGCATTATTGGCACAAGAGATGCATTAATCTGCGCCTGCTTCTCTGCTGCCATGGCATAGACCTCTGCTCGCTGGATAGTGAATGGCTTATCATACCATGATGGGTCTTCCTCGACTTTCTGCATGACAAATGCTGCAAGGTTAGCACTTAGAATGTAATCCAGTTGTGAGCATCCATTGCTTGCCAGAAGAACAGTCTTTTCATCTGTGGTCTTGAATGGCAGTGGGTCAAGGCTGCTGAGTAGTTTTAGATAAGTCTTCTGGATGCTATTCTCACCATACAACTTCTCCACATAATCCATTTCAATTCCTGATGTAATCAATGGATTGAATTTGCTGTCCACTGCCTTCTTCAACTGCTCTGCTACCATGTCGGCAGTCATCACATCATAGTCAGTAGGCACAGTGATTTGCGGAAGTGCTGCCTGAATCTTATCGCTGTCCATCAGGGAAGATGCAAAAAGTGCATTGTACCTCTGGAGCATGATGTAGAAGCACACCTTGCGATAAATCTGAGCCAAATGAACGGTCACAGAGAAGCAGAAAGTGTTTAACTCCTTCCGGTCATATTCCTTTGCAATCCCTGACTGAGCAGCCGGTATCTGCCCAAGTAACTCCAGACCTATTGCCTTAAAGCCTTGAAACTCCTTCTGCATGATGTCCTCCTGGAACAACTTAACTGTCTCTGTTGGTCTCTCGATGTAGCCAGCCGGAGTCACTGTAGGAATCTGTGGTGTAGGATTGACAGCACTTACCCGGTCAATGTTAATCTCCATCAGGCCGAATGGTGAGCTTGATGCCCTTCCTGATCCTGAGCAGTCATTGCAACTGACCTTTTCCTCCTTCTTATTAACCCTGATGCCTGTACCATTGCAGGTCTTGCATGGAGACATCTTCAATGCCCACTTCTGTGGCAGGGCATGCATTGCCCATAATATGTTTAAGTCATCAGTCCTGAACAACACCTCATTCCATGCCGGTAGGCAAGGAGCAAGGACTGAGTCATAGACAAGCTGACCATCTTCTTCCTCATAGATGATGTTGCCTACCTTGCAGACTGGCAGATAGCTGAACTGATAAGGCAGAATGAAGACTTGAAATGGCTGGTCATAAGTGTAGCTATTGACCTGCCTGAAGAGCATTAAGCCCTCCAGAGTGAAGCAGAGGAACTGATCCCACTTCTTGCGGTTAATGTCAGTATAATCATCCACCTTAATGATGGCATAATCCTCTCCTTCCCAGATTAAGTCCTCAGACTCAATAATCTGTGGGTAAGGCTTTGACCAATCCAGAGTAGTTGTGCCAGCCGGGTCTTCGATGAAGTCCTCGTAATCTGGCAGAGTAACCACTATGGCATTGGCATCCATCAGGTAGGTCTTAAGAAAGACATTGAAAAGCCACTTCTCCAGGCTTCCGGTCTTTGGCAGCTCCTCCTCTACATAATACTTAAGCGTGTTATTAAGCAAGCCTATGCGCTCTGCTATGCCTGTCTTCTGAAAGTCTGACTCAAAGGTGATCTTAAAGTCATCTGCCTGCTGAATTTTTTGCAGGAAGGTGTAAACTCTTCCTGTGGCAGTGGTAGTAGGTGCTTGCCATCTCCTCTTCCTGTACTCCTTCATCCAAGGCTCTTCGCTTGGATGCTGAGTGTTTAGGAGTTTTTCGGGATACTCGTTCTCGAAGTGATATTCAAGCTCTTCAGCTTTTTCTCTGGCTTCCTCAATGTAGTCGTGCCTGCCTTCCCGGATTTTCCGGTCGAGCAACTTAGATAGGAGTACCCCGATTAACTCTTCCATGCTTAGTTAATTAACCTCCGCAATTTACTGTTAATGTAACTTCCTGCTGCCCGAAAACACAACCATATTCATTGGTAACAGTAACCATGAATATATAAGTGCCATTGGCAGTATTCACCCAGTTAAGAGTGCCAGTTGATTCATCCATTGTCAGAACAATGTCATTGATGTCATCACTGCCATCAAGCTGTTCAATTGACCAGGTTAATGCTGGTGCGCCTGAGATAGCACCTACATTCAGCACAGCTGCGAACAGAGCCTCTTCAGTACCTTCGGAGCAAAGTGATGTCCAGTTGAATCCTTGGTAATCTGATCCACCCTGCATCGAGATGATGTAATACAGCCCCTCCAGGAAGGTGTCAGTGTCAAACTCATAAGGCAGAGGATTGACCTTTGAAACCCATGTGATGGTAACTTCAGACATCTGGTAAGTGTTCAGGTCAGCAGTGATAACAGGATCACCGATAACTGTCACATAATAGCCAGAGGCATCCCAAACCCTTCCAGGAGTGAAGTAGTAGAAGTCAAAATTTTGACTTGTTGAAAGGATGTCATTATAAAACTGGACATTATTTTGAACTACTCCTTGCATGTCCTGCACCGTTACAGTATGGGTCTTTGCAAGAGCCTTAGTGTTCTGCATGCCTCTGCCAGCAGTGGTTGCAGTTTCTGGCCTTGGCTTTTCACCGGAAGTATTAAACACAAGGTAAGCCTCGCCATTGAGATAGCGGTCATACAGCGCAGCAATCCAGTTGTCAGCAGTTGATTTTTCCTGAGCAGTCAGTGCAGCAGATTTGCGCACATAGGCCACAGCAACAATCTTATTCTGAAATTCAGGATCACAAAGAAAGTTTTGATAGCACCCTACATCGGGGCATGTTAATGAAAATATTGACATTGTTTTTTAGCAAGTTAAGCAACTTGAGTTCCTGGGCTGAAAGCCCTGAATGAGTGCCTGAAACTTCATTTGTGATAAAGTTTCAAATGAGCTTTGATTGGTGAAATCCTGAGTGGTGGCTACCTCAATATCTCCCTTCACAAAGATTGACTTCCCTTCCCAGATTAAGTATGGATGCCGGGTGGCATCGGTCATCGCTAACTGTGTATCTAAGTCAAAGAAATCTGTATGCAAATCT